GGGACAGCATCAGCCCCGGCCTTCTCCATCTGCAACTGACAGCGTGGCTTGCCAGCATTCGATGGACGGACGTTGAAAGTTCGAGACCGCTCTCCGTTGCCGATAAACTGTTTACGGAGCGCCTGCTTAACGTCTTCAGCGATGGCGGCGATAGTCGACTCTTGCATATCGACTTCGCCTGCCAGGTTACGCTGAAGCCACCCGATTACACGGGCCAGCTTGACGTCCATCAGTCATCACTGTCGACGTCGATGAAGCCAGCCTTGTCCTCTTCGTCACGAGCATCAATCTTCGAGCGGTGCCTTTCCATGACGAATTGATTGGTCGTCTGCACGTAAGACAAAAACCTGCCGACCAACTCAACAGACGCGTCATCGAATTTGTGCCGAGCCGTGTCATCCATCGACGGCGAAAGGTCGTAGAACGTAACGCCCCCCTTTACGCGTTTGGACTTCAGATTAACCGTAAGAGAGTTCGGGTTGATGCGTTTGCGTTCGTTCAGGTCTGCGTAGAAAGAGTCGAGCGTGCGGCCTGACGTCTTGTTGGACAGTTCCATCTGTCCCGGCATCGTCTGAATTACCGGGTGACCATCTGCATCGATACCATCGAAAGTAAACTCACCGAAAAAAATCGCCATCTGACGACAGGACTTGAAGAACTCTTGGTCGGTCTCTGGCAAGCTCTTCCAGTCGCGGATGTAGCCCAGGGGTCGACCACATTGAAATCCGCCGTCGTCAGATGGCGCTTCGTCGCCGACACCTTTCACCAGCACGGAATGGATGTACGCGCCGATAGCTGTGTCGCCGTCGCGAGTTAAACGCTGCGCGTGTGCATCGTAGCGTTTGTAGCGATAGTAGTGCATGAAGTAACGGAAGCCAATATCTTTTGCGTAAATGCGGCCCCCGCTCGCAGGGTCATCAATAGAGAAACAGCCGGCCGGCATAAGGATGTCGCCGTTATCATTCTCTAGGTTTTCTCTTTCAATGCGAACGCGCGGTAGCAAATCTTTATCTGACGTCGTGTTCGAGCGGAACTGCTCGCTGATCATCGCCAAATATGCCTGTTCATCTCCCGGTACGACCGGAGCAAGTGCTGTGTTTTCCATTTAGAAAACCCCCAGATTTAGTGTGAAGATATAGTTATACGAATCTCGCATAAGTTGTCAACTCATTTCGAGCCAGTTGTTACCTTTTTTGTGTTCGATCTCCAGCGGCACCGTCATCTCAATATCGTAAAAGTCTGATATCACTTTGTTGATGCTGTCTGTCGACAGAACTTCGTCCAGCATTTCAGATACTTGCGTAACTTCATCGGCAGGACAATCGATCAGCACGCTGTCGTGTACGGTGTTGACGATCTTGCTGGCGAAACCACGATGAATCATATTTTTACGCAGGTGTACAATGCACAGTGGAACAAGGTCCGCTGTAGCGAAAGATTGAACAGGGTAGTTTTTTATCTTGGTCGAACCGGTTGCTCCTCCGGTCCTTGTACGGGTTGTGCCCTCGAAGTTGAACTCCCGGCCCGAGGGCAGCCGGATGAGGCCATCGCGTATCGCACAGTCTTGTAGATGCTGGTGCCATCGTTTGATGCCCTGATACTTGTCCGTGAAGTGTTTATTATAGGCACGTTCGGCGTCGGTGCCCGAGACAGAACCGTAGAGCGGGGCGAAGGTGCGACCTTTCGCCTCCTGCCTGCTGGTCGGCTGCCCTTGATCCGAAAGATACTTAGCCGTGTAGCTATGCACATCGAAGCCGGTGACGATCTCGTGGCGCGCCTTGTCATCATCTGCGAGAAACGCAGCACACCGAAACTCTAGCTGCGCGAAGTCGAACTCTAGTAACACCCCACCATCGAAGTGCGATACGAAAGCTCGTTTCACAGGAAACGTGTTGCCGCGCGGCATGTTCTGCATGTTGGGGCTGCTACTAGACAGGCGACCGGTAGCGGTACGGCACTGATTAAACTCGGCGTGTAACACGTCGGCGATCAGCCGTTTGCGGATGCCCTCCACAAAGGCGCTGAGATACGTTTCAATAGCGCCGAGCCGTTCAACCTTCGTGATGAACTCGATGGCTAGATCAATCCGCTTATTCGGTTTGTTCTCGATCTTACCCTGTAGCTGCCGCACGAGTTGTTGCAGCTTGTTCTTGTCTGTCGAGAAGCCGCCGGCAGTAGCCCACGATGCATCGGGCGGGTTGATCTTGAACCCGGCGATCTCTTGCGTGCTGACATAGGTGCTGCCCAGACCATCACAGGCTTTACAGATCGACGGTTTCTTATAGAGCGTGCCATCCTTGCGAACGCGATAGACTTTGCCTTTGCCTTCACAAATCTCGCAGTGGTGGCCCATGCGTCGATAGACTGGCGCGCAATTCGTCTTTAGATACGAACGGAAGCGGGCGGTCGGCATACGCGGGCGGAACGGCTTGTCTAGCTCGAAGACCTGATGGTGCATCATCTTGTTACGCGGCACGCGACTAAACAGCACCTGGCTCAGTTGCTCCGGGCTCGACAGGTTGTAGGGTTTATCGCCCATGACATCGTAGACAATCTCATCTAGCCGACGCTGTATAGACGCGCGTTCTGTCCGGTACGCAAACTCCACCTCATCGAGCGCCTCTAGGTTAATTTTTAGCCCGGCATATTCGATTTCGGCTAGACACATGCACATTTTATTGGTAAGCAGTAGCGTCCTTTGCAACGGGCTGCCTTGGTAATCCCTTGTTTGCGCCGCATATAATGCACCGGTTGCCTGGATGTCTGCTATCCCATATGTCTGTACTATCTCCCAAGGCATGGCCTCGTATCCGATGCCCTGATCCCAATACTCTTTAGTGATGTCGGACTTCTGTGAGTCTAACTCTCTCCTTTCACATGTGTTCTTTAGTGAAAGGGACATGCGTTTACCTCTAGCAAGAAGGTATTCGCCAATCATCGTGTCGTATATGTCGCCATGGTAATCGACACCGACAGACCACAGCCACTGCAAGTCGTACTTGATGTTGTGACCAATCAATAAGTCTGCGGCCTCTATCTTTTTCTTTACGTCTGAGAACTTATCAGGCTCGCATGGCATGTCATTGTGGAACAGACGAACATAATCGATCTCTTGCGTATCGACGTCTAAGACACCAACAGACACGAGACTATTGTTGCTGTTGTGCGGCCTGTTATCAATCAGCTTGCCCTCGCGGGTAACGCTGTTCTCGACGTCTACCACTAACCTAGTCATCGTATCGAGCCCTCCGTCCATCGAGCATCACATGGATCTGGCCGTGCCAGCCGGTCACCTTATTCTTCGTGACGTTTAGGACACGGCGAGGGTCGTCCTCTTGACTGCCCTCAATGTTGGCGTATTTACCGATGAGTATCATCAGGTCTGCCTCGGCTGCTTTGCCGGTGCGACTGTTCTCCATCATCGCGTTGTTTAGGTTTACCCGGCCCTCTGCATCCGCAGACAGTTGCGAGTAGCCGAAGATCACGCAGTTGTGTTTTGTGGCGAGATCACGCGTCCTGCGATACAACTCTCGTAACTTCTCGTGCTGCGACGTCGCGTATTGCATCCCGTCGACCGACACTTTGTCGAGCATGTCGACGACTAGGATGTCAGGCTTATGCTCTTTTAGGTGCGTATCGATGCCATCGACACCCGCATCATCTGGTATGCGTGCGATGTACAAGCCACTAGATGCATCGAAAGGCTGGAAGCTCGATTGCTTCACCATGTCGAGCGTCAAATCGTTTTTAGAAACACCGAGGGCCGAGCAGTAGTATCGCCATGCGACCCGCGTGGCTGCCTCCTCGTTGCATAACGTGTGGACGCGCGCGCCCTGCTCTACCCACCCGCCAGGTCCGACAGCAAAGGACGCGTGGCTGCTGGTCTTGCCAGTCTCGGGCCGTGAGCCGATCACGATGAAATGTCCTGGCGACACGCCCGGCACCCGTTTGGCTAGGCTGCCAAGGTTGAATGCCCATCGCTCTTCGGTCTCTTGCTGTGACATAAGCACATCAGGCGTCAGGTCAACGGGTTCCATCGGAGACGTGCCCATCACGATGTTGTCGCGGTGTCGGTCAATCAGCCGCTCGACCGAAGCAAGATCGTTTGTATGGCCTTCCATCAAAGAAAAACCTGCTTCAGAGACTTGACGGCCAATCTCTGTGCGCCACATCTCTCGGACTAGGTCGGTAACCATGCAGGGTTGAACAGGTGCAACGTCTCTCAGTTTTGCGAAGAGAACGTCGTAGACGTCACGCTGAGACTTGGTCAGCCCAGGATGTTTGGCGTCGAAAATATAACGCAACTCAACAGGCGAGATATCCGTGTCGTAACGGGCGTGCGCCTCGATCAGCGTTTCGATTATTTTTTTTGGTTCTTTCTCGAACGCAGTGACCGGTATTGAACCTACGTTATGGTAAATTTGCTTATCGCAAAGCGAGCGTATCAACTCCAGCATGTGCAAAGACCCCCTCAATCTCACCGCTGCACGAATCTTTAATATCGTGCGTGAGCCGGACGATCTTGACGCTGTGACATACTGACGCGAGACGGCGATGCATCTGTATAGACTTGTCGGTTGCGTCGCGGTCCAAAGCAATAAAAGCGTTTTTAGATGATAGGTATGACAGGCCGCCGAGGCTCAAGGATGTACCGAGCAGGCATAGTACTGACAATTTATTAAAAATGCAAGATAATTTTATTGCGGAGATTACATCTTCGACT